AAACAGGCCGCTTTCCGCTCCGAAGAGAGTTGCCGCCGGAGCCAACCCCGCCGCTTCCCGGTGACTCGAGTGAGCCACAAAGCCCTCCAACGCCAGTTGCAAGAGGTCCGAATCCGGAGCCCGGCCAATGACCGGCGGCGCGCCGGTAGTCGCGCCCAGCGGTTGGGCAACCTCTCCGGATTTATCAATTTCCCTGCTTAGAGTGGAAATGACGGAGACGCTCCAAGCCCGCCCAGACAGATCCCGGGTAAATTGGGTCAAGTCCCGGGTAAGCCCCGGGACCGGGCTCAAGATTACGGCATATTCCGCGGGTGTTTTAAATTTGACGCCGGCTTTACGAACAGGAGCTTCAATGGGCGCGCTCCAGGCTCGTTCCGGCCATTGCCCGGCGGCTTCGGACAGGTCCTGGCTGATTCCGGGATGGTGAAAGAACGACGGTACGCCCTGCAAGGATCCGGGATAGGTTTGCAACTCAGAACGCCCCCTTACGGCAGATATCGAATGGCGATTCCGTCATATCCCATCACGGAACCCTTTTTCGAGAAGGGAAAGGCCTTGTAGTCGTTGCCGTCGACATAGTCCATGGGGTAGGTCGAGCCCGGCGCCAGGTATTTCATGTTGCAGTAATAGGCGTGCGGGACCGTCCCAATCGGACTGAAAATGTTGTCGGCATTCGGATCGCGCTGCGCCAGGAGATAGAACGGTAAATTAACCGACAAGGCATTGAAGACGTTGCTGGTGTACCCCACCGCATTGGCCTTGGATTGCAATAAGTCGTAACTGGGCAAGGCGTAGGGCGTCAGCGCCCCATTCGTTTCTTTCAGCAACCCGATGACCCGCTTTCCGGTATTGCCATACTGTACAGTTGTTTGGGTCTCGCAGTTGCAGAGCCATCCCCTGGCGAAGGCGTCGATGTCGCCGCGGACAAACAGGGTTGAATAGACCGCCTGACTGAAGATTCTCGTTTGGGAAGTCTCTAAACCATCGGGCATAAAGTACCCCGGCTTGGAGGCTCCGGCAAACTCGCCGCCGTCCCAGCTTCCGATCTTATTGAGATTCCCAAACGCCATCATCTGATAGGTGTTCTGCGTAGGATCGGCATTGATTGGACCAGAAGTCGCCACCACAAAAACCGCATCCGGCTCGGACAAGCTGAAAAGGTGATATTCAATATCGCCGGTTTTCGCAAGCTGTATCGCCGCCCCGATCGGCCGGTCCATCATATCCGCCGCGGCGCCCGGCTGCGAATGCCAATCCCGGGTCGAATCGAACCCGGTGGAGGGATTGATGCCGATCCCGTAGTTGGCGGCTTCCGTGGTTGACGATACGTTCGGGAAAACGGGTTTCCCCACAGCCGCTTTGAAATTGACGTAGTTCGTCGCCTTCCGGACATGAAGCCGCCGGCCGGTGTCGTCGCCCTCGAACAAATTAACGGTCCAACCGTTGGCGATTAAAAATTGCCGGAGTTTGTCCAGCAGGTCGACCGATGAAGTCGCCGTACCATTGATATATGCCATCTCTGATTCCCCCTTAGGATAAGCGCAACGCCCAAAAATCGCCGGCGCCGGTTCGCCAGACGTTCGGGACGGCAAGATAGGTATCGTCCCCGATGGTCAATATATCTTCCGGCGCCAGACCTCTTCCAGTGACCCAATAGCAGCCGTCGAACTGGCCAATGCAGTTGTTGTCCGTCTTCTCAACCAGCATAAAGGGGAACAAATGATAGGTCCCGTCCATGGCTTGCAGCATGCTTTCGGATTTCCCGCAAATGCCGGGCCAAACGACATAGCCGGAATTCGTCCGTAGAACATCGCCGGAATAGCTGGTTCCGGAGTAACCGCCGGAATAGTTTTGGAAGACAGCCCATTTCCCATCGATGCGCCGAATCCGCAAAGTGCTGTTGAAATTTACCGCGGATGTTCCGCATCCGGGATCGCAAAAATGGCGGTGATCGGTGTACCGCTGGGTATATCGGTAATCGTTGGCGGATCCGCCTGAGGTCGCATACTGCCCCACTAGACTCCCGCCCACGGCCAGCGGGTACGGATATTGGCCGTCCAGTCCATAGGGCTGGATGAAGCCCAGATATCCCGCTTCATACTGTGTTCCTATTTTGGCAATCACAATGATCCGCCGGCCGCTCGCGACCAGCCAATACTTGATCTGCGAATTTTTCACCAGCGGTATCTGGGGCTGAAAGTCCTCAGGGATACCCCCGGGCTGGTCCATGAACGCCAGCTTCGGATCGTATCCCACGAAACCGTTCAATAGCAGGTTATAATACTCCGGATTTGGGGAGCTCTCAAAAATCCGCGCCCCGACAAAAATTTGGTCCTGGCCGGATTCGCCAGGACCTCTTAGAATCAATTCCGCGGGAGTGTCCCGCATGATTTCCCACTTTTCGGCGCCCATGATCTCCTCGTCCGAAACGTAATCCCGAATCCGATCGAGTAGCGCCCGATGGCTGTTGACTGTTCCCGTCTCATAGGGCATCAGAAAATCACCTTCCTTATGCTGTCCCGCTTATCGCTTAGGATATTGAGAAACTTCCGTTTCCCGGTGCTCGATTCCAGATAGCGGTCAAAAACTCCGTAATCCACCAGATTGACCATTTCCAGATTGATGATGTTGTTCGGGTCGAAGTTGGCGGTAAGCGTCCGGTCACCGACCAGCCCGCCGGTGGCGAACCGGGGGATGGATGTCCGGGGGATGCTCATCCGGTTGATGGCGTCCATCAGCCGGGGGCCGTAATGTTTGACCGCCGCCGCCCGCATCACCCATTCGCCGTTGGAGAGTTTAGCGAGGATGGAATCGGAGGTGCCGGTTCCCGGCCCCGATACCTGGCCGCCCCCGGCGAACCCGAATAAACCACTCAACCATCCGCCTCCGTCCGAGCCGCCGAGAAAACCGCCGAATAACCCGTCAGAACCGAAGAGACCCTGGGTAATCTTGCTCGTCAGTTCCTGGGCGGCTATCTTCCGAAGTTCGTTGATGACGGTTGAACCGAGTTTCTTGAAGGCGTCGCCCAGGCTCTTGCAGTCGTCGATCCCTCCGGCCAGTAAATCCGTAAGACTGTCTTGGAATGTCGATTTAAATCTCGCTTCAATTGGGGCCAGTTGGCCGTCGATGGCTTGCAGTCGCAGTTGCAACTGGTCCAGTTGGTTCCGGTCCTCGTCGGTTACGACGTTTTTGCTTAAATTCTGAATCCGATCCCGGAGCTGCTCGGCATATGCCTTATCATCCCAGTATTTGGCGTATTCGGCCTCAAGTTCCGACATCTGGCCCTGATCCGCCTGGAGATCAATCCACTGCTGGGATAGTTGCCGTTCGTTCTCCAACTGCTGGAGCTGGCGCATGGTCTCCTCGAACTGCAGCTTGGCCTTCTCGACGTTTTTTAAGCGGACGACGATGTCGACGCCTTGCTCGTTGCCCTCCGCTTGGAGTTTTGCCAAAAGCGTTTCATATTCCTTATCCACGGCCTCAAGCCGTTCTTTCAACCCCTGGCCGGTCGCTTCCGCCAATTGCAGCTGGGCGTTTTTCACAGCTTCATCCAGATCGGCGATGTCTCGTTCGTAATTTCGTTGGAAGGCCTTGGGCAACCCGTCGATTTGAGTGTCAATAACTTGGATATCACCTTTGAGGGCTTCAATCTTTTGCCGGATCTTCTCCTTGTCTACCTCGCCCGGGGTCTGATCCAGTTGTTTCTGCGCAGCCTCAAGCTCGTGCTGCCGCAAGCTTTTTTCGGTACGTAGGCTTTTGGTCTCAATCGCCAGCCGCTCATCCCAATATTTCTTAATGGAGATTTTTTGATGTTCCAGCGCGTCATCGAGCTCCTGGGACTGCTGGTTTAATTGTTCTTCTTGGGTTCTGGCGGCCGCTTCGAGTTTTGTTTGTTCGGTTTCAAACTGCGCCTCCGCCATTGCTTTCGCAAACGCTTGGAGATCCCGCTTCCGGTTCTGGTCCATTTCTTTGAGGACGCCCTCTTTTTGGGCCTGAAGAAGATCAAGCGCGTTTTGAATCGAGTCGACATCTTGCTGGGCTTTTTCTTTATCCAATTCGCCGGTGGCTTTGGACAATTGATCTTTGGCGGCCTTCAGCTTGCTTTGCAGCAGTTCTTCCTCGATAGCGAACTTTCCGGTTTCAATTTTAATTCGTTTGTCCCAATATTCATCAATCGCGATCTCCTGGTTGTTTAATGAATCCTCCAGCGCTTTTTCCTCTTGGGCCAGATGTTCGTTCTTTATCCTTGCTAAGGCTTCTTGATTGGCTTGTTCAGCCGCCAGCTTCTCCTCCGCCAACGCCTCGCTTCGTTTCTTAAGCGCCTGATCGCGGCTGCGGGTGAACTCTTCCATCATTCCTTTTTGCTTAACTTTGTTGAGGTTAATATCGCCTTGGATGGCGATGATGTCTTTTTGGGCTTGTTCCTTATCAACCGCATTTGTAGCCCTGGCCTTCCGATTCTTGGCGCGCTTAAGTTCATCTTCTAACAGCTTTCCCTCGTTCTTCAAACCCTGAGTCTCAAGCTTAATCCGGTTATCCCAATACTCCTTTATTTTAATTTCATCGTTTTGAAAAGAATCTTCCAAGGCTTTTTCTTTTTGGGCCAGGAGTTCGTTCTGAACTTTCAGCTCGGCCTCCAGGGCGGCGGCGCGGGTATTCTCCTTCGCTTCGGCGAGTCTCTGGGCTTCTTCGCTCTGCCCGCTCGATGAAGTTCTTCTAGGTTTAGGAGGCGGATTTTCCTTGGGTTCTTTGGGTTCTTTCTTTTCCTTCGGGCGGGGTTTCGGCTTCGCCGGCTTGCTGCTCAATTTGGACTCGATAAAATCCATGATCTTATCGCCGAAAAGCAATCCGGCAGCGGATAAAAGCAACAGAATAATGTTGGACTTCCCCAAATTAAGAAAAGCCATCCGCAACGCCATGACTGCGGTTTCCAGGTTTTTAACTCCCCGGATGGCGCTCATTACGCCCGTCAGCATGGTTTGGAAGACTTCGATTCGCGTGATGGCTATCATGGCGGCTTTCAAAGAACCATAAGCCTTAATCAGTCCGCCGATCCAGGATGTAACTTGCTTCACGATGATGAAAGTTCCAAGCGCGACTACCAGGTTATCCGTATGACCGGTCGCCGCTTTTAAGATATCGGCCACCACCCGGAGAATCGCGATAAAAGCCGGAGCTATCGCGTTCGCAATGTTTACCATGATGTCAGCCACTTTTAAAAGCGAGGGAAGAATTCTCAGGAACGACTCCCCCAGTGATTTTAAAGCGCCGGATGATGCGGAACTTAGCGTTGCCATCAACCGTTTGACATCGGCGGCAAAAATATCCCATTGGGCTTTGATGTCCCGCAATTCGTCGAAAATTTCCGCGGGTATCATGTCTCGAAAGGCTCTTGCGATGTCTCCGTCCTTGATGGCACTGAGGATTTGACTGGATGCGTCCCGCATGCTTTTCACCCAGCGATTGGCGAGCTCGAAGACGGGTTTCCCGATCTCCCGGGTGATCAAAGCGACATTGTCTTTAATCGTGGAGATCATCCCGTTGAAGTTGTCGCTCTGTTTTTTCATCATGTCCGGGAACCGTTCGTTCATCCCCTCGATGAGCGCTTGGATCGCCTTGTCGGCATCGACGGATTCGTTGCCGATATTCCCGACCTGCTCCGCGGTCAACCCCAATTTTTCCTGCAGGATATCGGCGGCGGGAATGCCCGCCTCCATCATCTGCAGCAGTTCCTCGCCCTGGACCCGGCCCTTGGATTTAATCTGGGCAATAGCGGTCGAAACCCGGTCGAGCTTTTCGGCGCTTCCCCCGAGTCCGGCCACGGCGTTTCCAATGCCGGTGAGGGTGGGAATCACCTGATCGGCCGCAAAGCCCACCGCCAGCATCTTTTGCGACATGTCGGTCAGGGGTTGCGTTTCAAAATTGGTTTCGCTGGCGAATTTATCGATTTTTTCGATGAAAACTTCTGCGGCTTCGGCACTGCCCAACATCTGGGTGAAAGCGGTCATCGCATCCTGGGTCCTGGCGTTGAGAGTAATCATCGGTTCAACGACGCTACCAACAGCTCTGCCGATAGTCTCGACAACGGAAACCACCCCATTGGCGATATTGATAAAACTGGACAAATTTAACGCCAATACATTGATTCCGCCGGCTGCGAGCCGGGAAGACGAGTTGACCTTTGATAGACCGTCCGATAGCTTCCCGGCGGAGTTCCCGGCCGAGTCCAATTGATTAACTTTTAGGCCCAGGTTTTTCAATGACGAAATTGTCGAGTTGACAACCTTCAGCAAATTCTCGTTTTCCGCGGTGATCTGTATTGAAATGGTCTCGGCCAATTAGCTTCCTCCTTCCAGCAGGGCATGAATCACTTTGTCAATGCTCTTTTTATCGCCCCATACGCCCGTATTGACGGCGGTAATGAACTCGGCCAGCTTCCGCTCCCGGTTGGACGCGACGGCCTCCAGGTAAGCAAAGACTTCCGAGATTGTGTATTCGGGGAGCGCCTGCTTGTCATGTCCGTTGGCGATCAGCTCTTGGAAGGCTTCGGCCCACGTGACGCGTCTTGTTCCCCCTTGGCTTTGACGAGTCTGTTGAGGACTTCCATCAGGCGCTTCTCGAAAAAATCCTGGTTCGCTAGGATGACCATGCCGGCCAGCTCGATCCCCTCGGCGAGGTCAAGTTCGTCGAACCATTCCGCCGTTTTCCCGACTGCCAGGGCGATAATCTCCTTGAACGTCTCTCCGCCTTCTTCGCAGATCGTGGCGATGACCTCGAACGTTTCCGGGCTAATCTTAAATTTCACCCCGACATTGCCGTGCTCGTCTTTCGTCTCGGTCGCGCCAAAGGTGACCTTTTGCCAGTCGATCCCCATGAAGACGTTTGCCATACGCGCCATGGCCGGGATCAGTTTCGGCAAGGCGCCGGCTTTAAAAGGGCGGAGAGTGATGTTCTCTCCGCCCAACGAAAGTTCATAGGATGCCGGGAAAAGAACCGAAAGTTCTTGTACCGGGTCTTTCTCTGCCATTGTTTTTACCTCCGATTAGTTCTTTTTGATCAGGTAGTAGTACGGATCATCCGGATGGTTCTTCCGGTCGTTCTCAATGTTGACGGTCAGCCCGAAACTGGCGAAATCCTCGCTAATCAGTCCGATCTCGCCATCCGGGGAAATGGTGACCCGCCAAAACTCGGCGTCATAGGCCGGACCCTGAGTGGGATCGCCGACAAAGCGCAGATAACCCCGGATCTTCGGAGCCTTGCCGCCGCTCACCTTGATGGCTTGATAAGCTTCAAGGTCAAAGGTGACCGTTAGCGCCGTATCATCCTCAATGCCGCCGTCGGGCAGGATTTGGATTCTCCCGGTAGCCGGATCGACGGAATAGTCCACGTCAAGCACGTAACTTTCCGGATCGGTCCCGACTGCTTCCTTGACGACCACATTCTTGACCCGGCGGTAGCCCAGCGGGAACCAGCCGCCTTTGACGGCTTTGGCAATTTGGACGGTTTTCCCGACGGCCGCCGCCTGGGTGACGATCGCGGTTTCGCCCAAAAGTCCCAGCGCCAGGTTCAGGGGATCCGCCTCGTGCAAGGTGATTTTTAGTGTCGGCTTGGTGGATTTGTTGGCCGAGGCATAGAGTCCCTTGTCGGCCGACATGGACGAATAGTGCTCGACGGTCTCCACTTCGGTGGAGAGATTGACCACGGAGGCGTCCCCCAGAGACCGCTCATAGGTCGGGTTCCCGGCCGAATCGAACCGGTTGAAAAATAGCTCTCCCGCGCCGAGAAGCAGGTTGTCGCTGCTCGGCGTGTTAATCAGTTGGCTGCTCAATCTTCATTCCTCCTTATACTTTCCATTCGATTTGAAGCATGGTTCGGCTGCCGTATTCCGGCATAAACATTCCGTTGTCGCTGACGGTTTTCTGCCCGGCGATGGTGATCGCCAAGGGAAGGTCGTTCTCCTTCCACCAAGCCATTAACGCCTTTTTCCGTTGTTCTTGCAATTCGTAGAGTTTGGCGTAACCCGCGGCCGGGTCCGGGTCATGGTTTTGCACGTACTCGTCGATGAATAGGACACATTTTCCGCCGGCTCGCCCATGCAGTTGGCTTTCCGATTCGTCCCAAGAGAGAAAAATAGCGGGATAGGCTTTCACGTCCGCGCCGATTCCCGCTTCGATTGCGACTCCCTCCAGCGTTTTCCGGAAGAAGTCCCGCATATTCGCAATGATTGGCCACCACATTGGTTTCACGCCCTCGCTAAAGGAATTGAAATGCAACTCTGGGGCTTGGACCGGAAGCCGGTGAAGTCCTCAACCACTAATTCGTTCTCCAGCATCTCGACCTCCGCCAGATACACCTTGTATTTCCGCTCGTAGGCGTCGCCGCCCCCGTCCATTTGCATTTGCCGCGGCTGTTGGCCGAAGTATGATTTAGCGCGGATCATGCAGGCATAGGCGATGGCATAGCGGCGCAGCTTTAGGGGTACCGGGGTAACGATGCGGGTCAGGCTGATGCCCTTGGAGGCGGCTAGATAGGAAATTTGTTCGTTGGCCTCGTCGATGTCGGATTGCTTCATGATGGCTTTTAATAACGAATCTTCAACCTGATCCAGGGTGATGTATGTCAAAGTCCCGCCTCCTTTTCGGCCTGCCGAATTTTCGAGAGGAATACCATCTGCCGCAGTTGCTTGGTGGACTCCACGGCATTCGCCAGGAACGGATCGGGGCGTTGGCCGAAATGCCTGGCGGATTTGGCAAAGACAAACCGGCCATTCGTCCCCACCCAGCGCAGCCGCTTTTTGTTGACCGGCCGGATCACCCAGGGTTCATGCCCGGCGTACACCCCGGTGCCGTCATGGACGAACCGGGCGTGTCTGGCGCGGGCGCCGCCGGCCCGGACCTCGCCCACTAGAGGATGTTCGCTGACGACGCCGCCTTGAATGGAACTCTCCAGTGCTCCCGAACGGGAGATGAAGTTATGTTTGGCCCGGGCCACCGTCGCCGCATCCCGGGTGGCGATCTTCATCGCCAGAACCATTTGCCGCCGGGTCGCCTTGGGCATCTTCTCGAAGGCTTTAACCAGCCGGGCCACATCATTGTCGGTCAAATGTATCACGCTGCCACCCCCACCAGTACGATGGAGAGGCTTTCGCCTCTCCATAATGAAACGACAATTAAGCCACCTTTAGGATGCGCACGCTGTCGATGGCTTCGAAGCTCGGCAGGACAATGGTGGATACGATCGTCATGACATTGACCGGATGGGGTTCCACGTAGGAGGTGATGGCCGTCCCGGTATTGACGATGGAAACTTTGGCCTGGGAAGCGCCGGTCATGAGGTCGGCCTCTTCCGGTGTGGTGCCAAACCATGTATTGCCCAGGTTGCCGTCCGGGATCAGCGTGAATACGTTGTCGGGAAAGAACTGTTCCGAAGTGCCGCCGACTTTAAGCAGAAATTTCTTGTTGTATACCACGACCGTCAATCCGAGCTTGTCCAGGAAATATTGCTTGAGAAGGGAATCGGTCATGATGATGTTGGTCCCGCCGATGGGATTCATGTCCTTCTTGATTTTCTCGTTGCGCAGCAAGTATCCCCAGGTTTTACGAGTGCAAATGGCCCGGGTCGGACGGTTGCCGGTCTCATCCTCCACGGAATCCATGATATCCAGGATGTTGGTGATCGGATCGGAATTGACCGTATCGGACCATTTTTCGGCTTCCGAAAGCGTGATTTTCTGGGATGCCTTCATTTTGTAGTCGTAATTGTATGGCATTCCCTTCTCGGTAATTTTAATCGTACCCTGGGAAAGAAGCTGCATCCGCATCCGCTCGGCCTGGACGGGAGCGCCGTCGACCAGGTTCTTGACATCGTCGAAAATCCTGGCGATCAGCGGTTTCAGGATATCTTGATTCGAACTCTCAAGGAGCTTCAAAATCTCTTGCCGCAACTGCTCGCCGATTCGCATGGACTCCCGGAAGAACGGCATCTCCGTCTCAATCCGGGAAACTCCGATGCGGTCCCGCACTGAAGCCTTCGTGTCGAACGCGGCCGGGGCCAGCGCGACCGGCAGACCCTGGCTACCCTTGATCCAGGCCAAGTTCAGGCCCAACTTCTTCTGCGCGGGAAACAGCAGTTCCCCCAGATAGGGAATTCGATTGGACGCGGTCTCGGTATAGTACGCGCCGATTTCTGCGGCATTGACCAAATCAAAAATTGTTTTCGGCATTCATGAATCATCCTTTCGTTTGTTCGTCTTCCTTACTTCACAAAAACAATGCGGCCTTGCAACGCCGTAACCGCTTCGGCGGACGGCGCTTCCGGCAGCGTTCCGGTGGCGGGGAAACCGTGAATGATCATCGCGGCTCCGCAGGGGCCATAGGTTACGTCGGCGTCGTTCAATAGAACTCCCTCGGCGCCGGCGTCATTTTTATGCGCCACTTTGATGGCGTCGGGATCGTCCAGAACCTTGCCGCCAACCCCGCCGACGATCGTCCCGGCCGGGACGATCTTCTTGCCGTCTTCGTTTAGGGCAATGTCCGTGTCGTCCACTGTGACGGGAACCGCCACATAGTGGTCGGGGAACCGCAGAATGTTCTTGGTCCCCGCATAATCGGTCTGTACGAATTTCATGTCTCTTTACGCTCCTTTTCCGAAGTATGTTTCTTGTGCTTTTTGCATGGCCGGGGTCTGCTCAACGCTGGCTCCTTTCGCCAGTTCTTTGCCGAAGCTCCCGGCTTGAGCTCCTTTCCCGCCCCCGTTCGCAGATCCGCCGCCGGGAATCTGGTTGTTAATCAGAAACTCGGGATTGGCTTCCAGCCAGCTTTTGACGCCGTCTGCCACTGAGCTTTCCTCGCCGTCTTCTTTAAGAAAAACCAGCGAATCGTCGTCGGTGACCTTGACCCGATCGGCGAGGACTTTGATCAGCTGCTCCGGCTTAATGGCTTTCCCCTCGGTCAAGGCTCCGAGCAGCGCCCGGGTTCTCTCGCTGTTCTGGCGTTTGGCCGTCTCTTCGCTGGCCTTTTTCTCGGCCGCGGCCTGGGCTTCCACCGCTTTTTTGAGTTCCCGTTGCAGCTTGGACATGTCCTTTTGCAGTTGGGCGATCTCCGGCGGCGTGGCTCCCCCGGCTTTGGCCTGTTCGAGTTGTTTCGACTTCCACTCTTCCAAGGCGGCATCCAGGTCTTCAGTCTCCAGATCGATGTCGATGTGCTCTTGGAATTTGGCAAGGCGCTCGTTGGCGGCCTGGAGTTTGGCCTCGGCGTCCTTTTGAGCCTTGGACGCCGTCTTATATTGGTTGGTCTTTTGAACGATCTCCGCGTCTTTGGCGGCAATGGCGGCTTTCAGCGCATCCACAAACTTTTGACCCTCCGGCAGTTGGCCGAGGGCTTGTAACAGTTCCTCCAGTGTCAAATGCTTCATCCTCCTTTAAATTTAGGCATGAAAAAAGCGCCTTTCGGCGCCGGCGGTTATTGAGGACGGTTGCCCATCCTGATCACCTTCTTTCATTTGGACATAAAAAAACCGCCGAAGCGGTTGAGGAAAAAACAAAAGAGCCCAATCAAGCGGTTTTCTTCTTACCTTTTTGCTCTAAAAATTTATTTACAAAATATACCTGCCCTTTCCCGGTAATTTTAGGAGTTCGGGTGATTCTAGAGCTTCCATCTGGATTGTTGATAGTAACCTTTTTGATCTCCATTAATTCCAATTCCATTGAATATTGAGTTGGAAGGTTATAGTTCTCTCCGGCTTTACAAAGATATCCTTCTTCACGAAGCCATTCAAAGAGTCGGTTCTGACCAATCTCAATGCCGTTTTGCTTAAGAATCTTTGCAAGCTCTCCGACTAGGACGGAACTTTTACTGGTTGTAACCGCATCGGCGAAAAGAACCTTGGGTTTTTGATCTTCGATTTTTTCTTCAAGCTCGATCCGCTTTTGGCGTTCCTGCTTCAAATCAGTCGCCAGTCGAATGATGGTATCTGGATTAAGTAAAACCTCTTCAATCTTTGCCGGGGTAAGGTAAGCGCCATGTTTTCGGATGGATGGGATTACCGTGTGAGTAACCCACCGTTTAAATTCTTTGGCTTCGGGTTTGTTAGAAGCCATAATTAATTGATATAATCCGGGTTCGTTAACTCCATTTACTTCAATTATCTTACTTGCGTTTTGGGGGTGGGTTACTTTTATTAACCCCCTCTCATCATCTTCTAATCTGTCCATTGCTCGTGAAACTTGTTCCAACCCTAAAATCTCACAAACATCCTTCGCCACGAACCACGGTTCGCCGTCCTTAACCACCGTTCGAATTTGATTGGACTCATAATTGAAAATTTGCAGATTATCCATTCACGCACACCTCCGATAGTGTTTCCCCAATTTTTGTAACCTCTATGGGCGAAAAATGTATGTCTCCTTCATAATAAAAGTAAGTAAAATCAATCCGCTTGGGCTCTTTTGGGGCGGCGACTTCTTGAGGTTGATTTTCAGCACATGCTGCGTTTGCCAACATAGTCGGAACCTCCTTCGTTAGCCTGAGCAAGTTTCTGTTCCAACTTTTCCTTTATTACAGACAATTCCCTAAGCCGAAGAGAGGTTAGTAAAATCAAGGAATCTACCTTTTCAATCGAATCGATATTTTCCAAAATAAAAAATCCCCTTTCTTTTGCCCGAAAGAGGACGACATACAATGACATACAATCACATATTTGAACATACAAATCAAATATGCTATAATAGTCACGAAGCATCCCTTCGGGGGTTGTCTCAAGAAGAAGTCGGGGGTCTGCCAGGACATTTACCGGCTTCTTCTATTTTTTTTGCTTCTTTAAATACTCTTCGATTAGCAATTCTAAGATGTCGTTAACATTTAGTCCCTGCTTGATAGCTTCGATTTTTAGTTTGTCAATTAATTCCTTCTCCAAGGTAGTAGTAAAACTTACACGCAATCAATCACCCCTTTACATGTTTATCTGTTTATTATTATACAATTGTAAACTTATGTTGTCAAGGGGCGTTCATTTCCTTTCTAAAATAAACAAAAACCGTCCTTTTCGGACGGTCATTGGATTTTTCATTGCCGTGGATGCTCTCGCTCGAATTCCTTTCCCAGAAGATAGATGCAATACTGATTCATGCTGACTCCTTCGACAGCTGCGCGCTGTGCCAGGTCTCGATGTAGAGTCTTTGGCATCCGCAAACGAAAATTCCCGGTATAGGTATTATCCTCCATATCGCTAGGTTCCGGGATTGGCATCCCCTTTTCTAAAGCCACTTCTATCCAACTGACTTTTGCATCTTCACCCATAGTCACTGCTTCTTCTAATGTGTCACCGCAGCTAATACATCCGGGCAAATCGGGATATTTAATGCAAAAAGTTCCGTCTTTATCCTTTCGAACGATGAACGGGTAATTCAAACTAAGATAATAGTCCAAATTCTTTTCCATGGGTCATTCCTCCTCTTGCTCTTGCAAGACCCTTTCAATGGCATCCAAAGCTTCCATAACGTAAATTTGATTAAGCGGCGTCTTTTTAGGAATAGTCAGAATAATATCATCTTTAGTATATACGTAATGACTCGTTCCTTTTCGCGACTGCCGTTCGATGAATCCTAATCCCAGCAGAATATTCCGGAGAGCTTCAAATCGGACATTTTTGGGGTTATTCTTCATTTTTTCAAATAGCTTTTCCTTTTTACTCACCGGTCTTCCTCCATTATCTCAACAATATCATGACACCAAATATGGTGTCAATATGTTCGTTATCCGACTCAAATCCATGTTATGGGTCATATCTGCAATTTTAACGCTTCGCGCAAGAGAATTTTGGCTAACCCGCCGGATATATTCTTCGTAGTTAACGCCATCCCGCTTGGTAATTGCGTCTACTACATCGACAATTCTTGGAGAAAAACCGCTATTGAGGACGGTTACCCATCCTGATCACCTTCTTTCATTTGGACATAAAAAAACCGCCGAAGCGGTTGAGGAAAAAACAAAAAAGCCCGAAGGCTTTCAGTCCAATTATTCATTGTATATATCATATCTCATACTACGGGTCTTTCGTTTTAATCCTTGATAAACACCGTGTTCATTATATACAAATCCAAACTTTTCATAAAACAGCGGCGTATTTGGATCGAACTCCATATCGGCATCGACGGTTATAAAGCGGCAAGCCACTCCCATTTCATTCATTGATTCGACGATTCCGAGGGTAAGAAAAATTAGATAATGTCCTATTTTCCTACCGCGATAATTTTGATGTACAGCCAATTTACCGATTTTAAGTGCTGGAAATGTCGAAAATTGTATGTTATATTTTTCCTTTTCTGCTTTATCTACAAAAAATGAGTCAGAACATAATGCGATATAGCCAACTACATCTGCATTATTTTTGTTTATGAGTAATTTGATTTGAGTAAAATTTAAATCAATCAAACTTTCAGCGTCGTTTTGAATAAAAACATTATATTCAGGAATTCCACAATCAAATTCCCCGAGTTTATAACCCGGGGAATAATTTACCAACACCATTTGTTCCGCTAATTGCTCATATATCGGATCAAACATTTAGCACTTCCCGCCGCTCGTAGCTATCCGAAGTAATTCACGGGCAATTCGTCTTTTTTCCTTACCTCGGTCAGGTCTTTGAGCATCTTGTACAAGACTCAATAGATCTTGACCTCGAAGGATTGGTGTTGCTTCGATCGGTTTCGCCATTAGCCTGACCTCCTTCTCTTTATTGAAATACTTTTTCAATAGGCATCACCAAATACAGTTTATGTATTCAGTGGGCAAAGCATGCATGGTATCCATACATGCTTTGCATGTGTGCAAATTGACACTTCTATTATCGTATATAACTTATAGTTTCGCAAGGACTTTTTGTACGAATTTTTAATGTTTTATGTGTCAATTCTATATCATTTTTTATGCGAAAATAAAAGAGCCTCCAAGACCGACTCCTGGAAAGCTCTTGTAGTTAAAAACCGCCTCAATTGGCGGTAATTAACTGTTTTTTACCGAGAGCAACCGGAGGGTTTTTTCATAACGCGCGATCCTCTCAAAATCCTTTTGGCTTGGGTTCGCTATCCGACTCAAATCCATGTTATGGGTCATATCTGCAATTTTAACGTTTCGCGCAAGAGAATTTTGGCTAACCCGCCGGATATATTCTTCGTAGCCAACGCCATCCCGCTTGGTAATTGCGTCTACTGCATCGACAATTCGTGGAGAAAAACCGCGTTTCCGCAAATCATCCAAGGTGATTGAGGTATCTTCGACAACGTCATGCAACAAGGCCACGATCTTTTCATCCTCGGTCTTCACCATCTCGGATACTGCGATAGGATGAAGAATATAGGGGTTGCCCCCTTTATCGAATTGGCCTTCGTGGGCCGCTTTCGCAAGATTCAGCGCTTCATTGTACATTCCGATTCTTCCGCTTCTTGATAATTTCAAGCGCTTCCGCTTGGTTGATACTCTCATAGTCGACAAACTCGCCGATTAAAATAGGGTCGTACTGAGCGGTTTGTACCCAGGCTCCATTCTCATACTCTTCAAAAACGCCCTCTTTTAATCGCACCACAGAGAAAGGATTGTTTCTCGTGGTGTTATATTTTGTAATCGCATAATATTGAACCTCAGGCATCGGTCTCACCGCCTATCATAACTTCTCAATCCATTTCGGCTTTTTAAGTTCCCTGGACAATTTGAACATCAGTCTCAGCAATTCTGCTTTTCGTTCCGCCGATGTCGAGTCTGAACGATACTCCTCATAATACACATGAAGATTGTTTTGCTTCATATCAAAGCTGTCAGGCGTATGGAATTGAAGCTCGAAGTTTTGGCCGCCCGGCGAACGGAGAATTGCGTTTACCCCCTTGTAGGGGTTTGAATCGTCGTTCCAGGTATTCTTAACCTTTACCAGTTCATACCCTTCAGCCTTTAGTTTACCCATGACATCCTGGTATAAATCGTAAAATGAATTCTCATCCGCAACCGCTGTATAGCGAATGACATCATTGGTTCCCAAGGCAACTTGGGTATAGGTTACTTTGCTGTTTTTCTTTTGATCCGCCTCGTAGTCCGCCTTGACTTTCCGCATGAAGGATTCCTCGGTTTTGAGCCGAAATTCCAATCCCCTCATTTGGCCTCCGGCGGCGGATATGATACTCCGGATATTCTTGGTGATTTGGGGTTCGTGCTTAACGATATTATCGTAGACTAGCTTTACATCTTGATTATACCATTTTTCCCCTTTTGCTTGTTTCTCTTTATTGTTAAAATCTTTGCTCTCAAATCTATAAATCGGCGCATCGGGACTTTTCCATGAGTGTAAGTATTCTTTCCAGCCCTTCCCCTTGGCCCACGCTTTCTGTCCCGCTGTCCCGAGTAGCGCCTTTTGTTTCTCAAGCGTCAAGGATGTCAGAAACTCATCCACGGCTTTCCCGCTGAACTTGATGTTTTTCAGGCGCTCAGGTTCGATCTCTCCAACATATACCGGTTCGAGCGTACACATGCAGTGAGGATGAACCGGAATTGCCGGGACCTTGTCTTTGGGGTAAACGCCCTTGCCCAGGCCGTACAGATTAGCATTGGCATACAGATCACAGATATCAAACGGCAGTAGTGCGTGCCGGGAGGACAACACCCAGCGGACGGCAATCACATCGTCATCGTCCCGGTACTGAGCCATGGTTTCCTCGTAATAGGCCCGCATCGACTCGGTTCTGGCAATGCGTTCGGCGTAATACCGGCTGCGTTCCTCGATGGCTGTCCGGGTGGCCCGTTCTAATGCCTTCTCGTTGAGAGTCTTCGCGGCATCCACCATTTCGGAATAAGCTGCCTTCATAGCTTTGGTCGGCGCCCCCCGGCGTGCCAGTTTCGCGATCCGGCTTTCGGCGTTTGCCAATGCGGTCTGATATTCCCGCAAAGCCGCTTTATCCCCGGCGGCCACCCGCTGGGCCGCATGGCGGAGTTTGCTTAAGTATCCCGGCAAATCCGCTTGCCCGCTCACGTCCGGGCCATATCCATATCCCTCATACAGCTTCCGGGACATCTCGGTGAGCGTCTTTTGTTGCTTGAGGGATACGTTCACCGAGTCGATGATGTCTTGCTTCATCTGTTGGTGGGCTCCGTGCAAGCGGCTGGAAAGCGGGATGTCATCGGGCGTCCAGGGCTCGTTGAGAATCGTTCGCTTCACGCCCTCCGGATTGGCGACCATCGTAGGGAGGATGCCATAACCGGCCGCGGCCGCCCGGTAGATCGCCGCTACTGTCGCCTCCATATTGGCATGAAAAAAACCTGTCTCTTTGATCGACAGGTTAATTGCCTTTTCGGTAGTCGCTCCGGCCTGGAGTTTCTCCAGCACGAATTCGGCCAGGTTCCGGGTTTGAACGCTTAACTCCGACGAATACTGGCTAAGCGACCGCTCCAGCTGCTTCCGGTACCGGCTGCGGTTAATCTTCGGCATGGTTCATTCCGAGTTCATCAAGCTTATTCCCGCCAAACGGATTTCCCTGGGTGGGATCTTGTTGTACCGGAGGCATTGCCATCTGAGCGTTCACCATTTGGCCGGCCCGTTCTTCGTCGATGCCGAAGAAGGACATGAGCATCAACTTGGCGGTTTCCGGCGCAATCTGTTTGCCAGCGACCGCCATCAGAACTTCGACCGCCGAGGAAACCTGCGCGCCGTTGAAGTTGTATGTCTCATCCTGCGCCCGGGAATCGATGTCCTGGATGATCTCGTCGAACTCCTCGTCTTTGAGGTCGTTCAGATAAGCAAAGACCGCCTTTTTCTTGACCGCTACATTAAACCGGCCGCCGACGTTCAGATCTAACGCTGCGCTCACCTTGTCCAGTTCCGCTTGAACATCGACCAGGCCGAAATCGTCGGAGTACTGGGTGGTAAAACCCACCGCGGTGTTCGTCCAGAGTTCAAACAGCGTCGCAATCTCTCGTTCTGCTTGCTCGCAATTCTGGGCAAAATCACTGAGGGTCTGGTTCGTTTGTTCGAAGTCCCAGGCTTTGGCCACTCCCGATTTCTTTTCCTGCACGCCGGTTACATGGCTGAGCTCCGCCATGCGGTAGATCTCTTGGATCAGGTCCTGCCGTTCCTCGCGCAGCTGCTGCAGTTGGTCCGCGGGCGGCGCCGTGAACTCGGGCCGGTTCGAGAGTGCTCCGTCATAGGAAAGCATGTTCTCGGTGCCGGTGATGACCTCTTTCAGCTCGTCGTTGTCCTGGCTTTCGCCTCTTGGATAGGTGAGAATCGCAAACGCCTGATTTCGGATCAGCTCGTCGATTTCCGAACAGAGATTAAACAACCGCTTATTGGCCCGGGCGATGCTGTAAAAGTCGCTGGGCGGCAGAACCACTCCCGGTTCCATGGGACGGGAATAGAGCGGGACGATCGGGACCCGGCCCAATGAATGGCTTCCCGTTTTCTCTTCTCCGCCACTTTTGCAGCTCCATTCGGTCTCCGTCCAGGTCCAGAGGGTGGTCTTGCCCTTGGTGAGTCCCTCCAAATCCCCGGGGGCGACTTCGTAAGTTAAACGGATCAATGCTCCAATGTCGTTGGTCTCATATTCCCGGACTTGATGGGGTTTGACGATATAGGCATAGGGCAGCGCTCTTTGGCGAATCGCTTCGGCGATGGTCGTCGGTTGGTCAGGTACGTTATCCACCACAACAAAAGCGACGGCGTTAAGTTTTGCAATCAATGCCGCCCTTTTCATATACCGATGGAACGGCGTTCCCAGCATATCTGTATTGCTCATGAACAGATCGAATAACTTGTTATCCCGCCAATCCTGTTCGGGTTTCTTGCGGAACACCGGATCGACATGAGAGTTGACCACGGGCGCCACGTAGTTCAGATAGTAAGATGCCTCTCGCCGCCGTTGATACTTTGCATCGGTTTCGCGTGGGTGCCGGTCCAAATAAGACCCGTCCTTGAAGCCCCCGATGCCGTAGTAGGCGTCAGTGAGAAATTTATACTCCCTATCGTTCTGTAATACGTTCATAAAATCACGTCCTTGCCGAAATTGCTTGGAATCGGTTGAAATAGGTGTACAGGGCGTAGCGATTGCGGTCCATGGTGTGGTCGTTCTGCTTCACCGGCGCATCTTCGCCCCTTTCCTGGGCTTTTTCATCCCAGACGTAAGAATGGAATTCGTTGATCGTATTGATACAGTTTCGGTCAATAAAAAAACGCTGCTGTTGCAGCATTTGCGAGACAAATTGAATGCCCGGCAGAACGTCGTTCTTGGCGGAGATGACCTTGAACTTCCGCTTCCTTAACTCCGTGATAAAGCTTGCCGCGCTCGGGTCCACGTAAATGGCTTTTGGTTTCATCCCCGCCAGAAATGCCTCGAAGTCGTCGCCATACTCGCCGTCGGTCTTTTGTCTGCCGTGGGCTTTGCTGTCGTACCAATACTCCCGAACTAAATAGGCCTTATTCCCCTCGATCCCAAACAAGCCAAAGGTGCAGGGGTTGGCGGTTCCATGGTCGATGCCGACAACATAGGTCGAAAAGGTCCGTTGCGCGTAATCCCCGACATGGACCTCTTCGTTAAACATGTCGTAGATGACGCCTTCGGCCAGTACCCAGAGGCCCAAGATGAATCGTTTGAAGAACAGGCCGGAAAACCTTGAACGGTATCTTTGCTTAATCTCCTCCGATAAAGACCAGTTATCATCCATATCGAAATGGAGATAAAGGAGATTTTTCTTCTTCCGTTCATCGATCCATTCTACTTTGAACCAGTGACGTGGTCCTTCGGGGTTGCAGTTGAACCAAAATTTTGAGCCATCGACGGAACAACGCCCGGTGCCCTGGTTGACGAACGATTCCGGCATCAGGGCGACTTCGTCGAAGAAGATGCCCGCCAGAGTAATTCCTTGGATTAGATCCTGGCTGCGCTCGTCTTTGCCCCCGAAGATGTAGAAGTAGTTCACCTTGCCCTTCCAGGTGACGATCAGGAGATTGTCCGCCCGGCTGTCATGGACCTTGTAACCGCGAGAGCGCAGCATGATCTTAAGCCAAAACAAAACGTTGCGGCGAAACGAGCCGATGGTTTTACCACACATGCCGAAGTTTTGGCCGTTAAAACGAAACATGGCCCACATCACAAAGGATAGGGCCATGGAAATGGTCTTGCCCGACCGGATCGCCCCGTCGGCGATGATGCCATCTTTATCTTTAACGGGGGAGCCGTCGCACCACCAGGTCAAAACTTTTTTTTGTTTGGGTGAGAACGGTTTAAATTTGAATACCGCTTTAATCTTCATCTTCATCGTAGTCACTCCATACCGATGAAGCTTCGCTATTTAGGGCGTCGATGAATCCATCGTCCACAGGTTCGTCGCCTTCTTCATCACCCGCTTTGCGCTGAGCAAGTTTAAGTTGTTCCTGTTGAATCTTCAACCGTTCCTGGTCATACCATTGCTTGTGTTTGTTCAAGGGGTTCATGTTGAAGAAATTGGCCAGCCAGTCGAGGGCTTTCTGGCGATCTTCAAGTTTGATGCTGGCGCCATCGCGGCCTTGTTTAACCTGGCAGATGAGACCTCCGTCAACCACGGAAAAGTCCTTGAAACGGATATCGTTGACCTCTTGCATGAGAGTTTCTTTCTTGCCAGTCTCAGGGTTCTTTACTTGCACCGGGCCAAATTGGCCGATAACTGGAACCTTTATCCGGCCGAACTCCACGAAATCAGTCATGTCGGCAAAGGCGATCCGCATATACCGCTCAACGATGTCGTCTTCGGCTAGCATGATGGACTGGCGCTTGATTTCCTTCAAGCGTTCCACTTCAGCGCGAACGTGAGGTTTTGTCAAGAGCTCACAACCAATTTGTCGAGCAGTATCCGAGGAGTATCCAGCCTTAATCGCTGCTTGGGTTGCATTAAAGTTCCTTATATAAAACAAACAAAAGAGCCTCTGTTTTTCAGTAAGCTCTTCTGAATCATTCACCGTTATCTTTGGAGTAACAACCTTTTGAGTAACGTTACTATTTGAGTTACCTTTTTGAGTAACTTTCTTTAATGGCGTTACGTTACTTTTACCTTTAACCTTCTCAGGCCAATCAGTCGTATTCCTTCGCAGCAGGCTCGGGTTGATTCCCTTGGCTTTTGCGAATTCCGTTTTATTTGAGTAACTCGATTTGAGATACTCTTTTAGTAACTCATCCCAATCGTATTTTGCGATACGTCCCATGGACCACCACCATCTTTGTTACCAAATCAAATTACAATCAATCTGTACTGTGGATATCTCCGTTCAAACATCTTGCGCTTATCGCTCGCCATCGGGGTCCATTTCCCTTTCGTTTCATGAACCTCAATAATTAATTCGTTATCCTCTGACCACCTCAATACCAAAAAGTCAGCAATGTAATATATCGGTTTGACCCACTTCCCATCTTTGTAATACCCTTCATGGAGTAGAAAAGGAACCTGCCGGAAAAAGTCGACGATCTCCCTCGCTTGTTTTCTGAGCTTCAATTCACAGTAATGGTTAGCCTCTTTTTGAGAGTCGAAGAGTATGCCATAGACCACCGTTTTCTGGCTGCGGTATTTCGATGGTTTCTTTCCGGCCATTTGCCGGTATGCAAGATAAGAGATTCGTTCGTTCATGATTCTCAAAACGGAGGTTTCGCCAGTATATTTCTCCCACCGTTCCCCCACATTAACGACTTCTCATAGGATAACCTTGTCGCTATTGTTTTTAGCTGTTCGGCTATCGCAGTATTCAGCCTGTGAATGGTCTCCTGGATTTTCGTTTCGTTTTCGCATTCTTCCTCGGCGGCTATCTTAGCAATCGATGGAGGCATTCCAGCTTTTTGACACTTTTTGATGGACCGAGCCAGTGCCACCTTCAAATAGGTTTCGGCTTTTCCATAAGGTTCAACCAGCGTCCCGAGATACCCGCAAAGAATTCTCTGCCGCTCCAGGAGTTGCGGAGTGTCGAAAGCGTTCAAATCATCTTCGTCAATTTGGACATAATCGAGGACTTCATTCAACCAATTCACGATCGAGAGCGCCCAATCTAAGAATGGGGTTTTATCGTTGAGAACAATTCCGGTTAAGAATTCTTTGTTCATGGTTTCCTCACTGCAATTAAGTTTTAAAAGTGAATAAAAATTTCTTTTCCATCAGAAAATAAAACTACTTTTGGACAAAAGGAGTGCAAGAAATGACAATTAAAGACCCTATAGCATTAGGTTCTCTAGCTGGAATTTGTGGCGTTATCCCTCAAATAATCTTGAACCTTTTATCTAAAAGTTTGGGTTATTCAAAGATTTTTTCTTTTACTTTAGCTGGCGGCATATTTTTAGGAAAAAAAGCTATCAGTAGCATTGATGGCGGCATTCTTGGCAGTATTCTATGGCTTTTTACAGCAGCGTTTGTCGGATGCCTACTTGTTTATCTGCTTCGAAAAACAAGCACTGACTTTTGGTGGCTTAAAGCTCCTCTACTTACTGTCATTTTGATTCACCTTACCATTTTTGGGTTTGGTTTCAATATGGCAAATGCTAAAGTAATCCCCAAGGATGTTAAAACTAACATTTCGATTTTAGTCGAGAACATCGCTTTTGGATTAACAGCTGGTTTTTTGATTACTCGTTGGGGAGTTAAAGAACATTGGAAACAGCACTAACCTGCCCTTACTTCTTGATCCTTGTTGCAACGCCTTCATTGTTCCTATAATAAAAAGGGTTATCAACCTGCTTCTTGGTATCCGATCCCTTTGGTTTGCGCTTTCCAGACGACTGGGATCCCTGCCGCTTCGATTTCCCGGAGCATTTCTCGTTCGATGGCTGGGTGTGTGTGAACAAATTCATGGCATTCCCTCCGACATGGCCAAAGGTGTTCGATGCAATCCTTACCGCCGCGGCTCTTATGTGGGAAATGGTGTTGGTCGTCGTCAATCCCCACCGGCGCCGCTCCGCAGTTGGGACAGTGTCCCATAAAGCAAAGACGGCCCTTCGTTTCAAGGACCGCCTCTTTTAAGTCTCTCGGTATTGGTTTGTAATGGGATTTCAATCTTGCCCTTTTCTTTTGGACTCTGGTCGGTTTCGACAAGCCACCGGCTGCCGCTATTTCCTCATACATTAAAACGTCACTGTCGCCGACAGCACGGCCGCGGCTACCCAGTAAATAACCTTGCGCCAGTCTCCGGATGGAATGCATCCGATAGCGGCGCAGAGATCGAGGATAATTAAAACCGTCGGAAAGAACTTTCCGGTATGCCAGAGCCAAATGAACATTTTCATAAGAACCCCACACATATTGCTTGCTTTTTATAAAAAAGTACCAACGCCATATCACTTTCATCTAAACTTTACATAAATTAAATTGTCCTCTAAATTCCGTCACAGGAGGCGATGATTATGGCCGAAGTTAATGATTTAGGATTTGATGGCGGGTTTATTTGGATATTCATAATAATCATTATCTTCATCTTCTTTTTTAACCGTCGCGATTGCAGATGGTAGTATAGTCCAATTGTGAAGCCCATTTCCTCGCTTACGTTGTTGATATGCAAATGCCCCATCGATTTGATGGGGCTCTCTTATATTTAAATTTCGGTAGTGACATAGAGATACAGTTTTTTAGGCTGCCGGAATGTTTTTGTTTTCTCATCTTTCCTCCCCTTAGTTACTTCATGGTTATCCGTCCTTTCGTAACAAAAATAAAAAGCGGAGTCATCAGGCTTTCGCCCTCGTCCGCCACTGCTCCACAATACAATTTTACACCCTTTTTAGCCTCGAAAAGTGCAATGTTTGTGCAAACTTAAATGATTAACCCCAGTTGTTCAGCCAAAATTCTTATAATGCCTCGTTGCCAGTAATAGAAGGTTCGCTTGGAAATATTCAAGCTTTCCCAAATACCGCAATCTGTCAACCGTCGGTTGAAATATTTTTCCTCAATCAGTCTCAACTTTAGTTTAGCTTCGAGCTCGCCCCGCTCCGCCCGTTGTCGAAATATCGATAAAAGATAATCAATAGCGTCGATTCTCCGGAGCATCTCACGATAGGCCAAACTGCTCATATGAAATTTGTGATAATCCCATAATTTCTGCGCTTTCATAGCTGTTGGATCGGAAGTTTGGCCTTCGCTATGGCCGACAACAAAATCATAGACACGAAGTTCTTCTTTTTCCCCTTTTTTATTGGTCTTTTCCCCTATTACCCTGTAACCGACTTCCCCGCCGGCCGCTTGCGGGTAAGCTATGGATTCTATATCTTCCTCGATCTCTTGTAACTGCTTTTTCATGGCATGGTAAGTATATAAATCCTGCTCTAGTGCCTTAAAATTAGCTCTCCGTTTGGCAGAAGGCCATGATTCTTTATTCTCCATATCAATTTCCCCTTTCCCTATAATAGAAAAAGCCGACCAAACCCCTTCCCCTCTGGGTCCGATCGGCCTCCGGTTTTACGGTCAGCCTGTTTTATTGTCCGACTGCTTTCTTTAACTTTGAATCGACCAGCTTTCCAAGACTGATTCTCCCGAGTCTCACTTCTTCGACCGTCTGGGGGATCCCATCCTGAAAAGTGATGATCATTGTCCCGTGCCGGTATTTCTCAAGTAGTTCAAGAAGCATTTCGGTGTTTGGATGTCTCTGATTCCCCAAGGGTTGCCCTCCTTGAATCCATGTTTGCCTGTTTGCTGGCTTTTCTAAAGACAATGCTCACCCAAACAATGAGTCCCAAGACGATTGTTGATTTAAAAACCATTGGTTCCACGCCGTTTCTCCTCTCTATGCAGATTTCCGCTCTTCATCCAGCTTCTCTTTGGCACCGGTCAATACTCGCCAATAATCAAAGGGATATCGCTCTTTAACCTGCTGCCGCCAGCCCTCATAATCGGGATTTCCCGAGTTCTGCCCAAGAAGCATAAATGACTGGGCCGTTTCTTTGACGGCTTCTTCAAAACTTTGCTCCTTCTGAGTTGTTGCATTATAGACAGTGGTGTGCATTTTACCTCCTCCTTGGTTATACCGTTACGCTGCTAAAATGGAAGATCGTCAAGATTAGTCCCGCCGAGCTCCTCATGGTTCGCTCCGGCCCCAGCGTCGTCCCGGCCCCTGTCCAAAAACTGGACCTGACTGGCCACGACCTCGGCCACCCGCCTTTTCTGCCCATCCTGCGTTTCATAGCTCCGAATTTGCAGCCGGCCTTCGACCCCCACGAGTCGCCCTTTTTTGACGTAATTGGCAACGTTCTCGGCGACCTTTTGCCAACAAACTATTCGGATAAAATCGGTCTCCCGTTCTCCTTGCTGGTTTGGTGCCGGCCGATCCACCGCTAGATCAAAGTTGGCGACCGCCGTCCCGCCCGGGGTATAACGGAGCTCCGGCTCCCGGGTCAAGCGTCCAATCAAGGCAATATGGTTCAATTCAACACGCCTCCTTCAAGTCAGGTCTTGCTATGGATGTAAACCTTTGCACCGCTTTGAAATAGATCAGTTTCGCTGCCCCAATCCCACCGTCCAGTCTGTTCTTTCTCATGATCACAAAAGTTTCGGACGGATCCGGCGCTCCTTCTTCCGGATTGTTGTAATAATCTTCCCGATAAAGAAACATCACGGCATCTGCGTCCTGCTCGATATTTCCAGAGTCACGCAGATCGGCCAATGTTGGTATTTTATCGTCCCTAGTTTCAACTCCCCGGTTTAATTGAGCCAAAATTAAAACCGGTAAATTCAGCTCTTTCGACATGGTTTTGATAATCTTCGATATCTCGCCTATCTTTTCGTTGGTGTTCCCCTTATTCGATTCCGGAGCAATGAGCCCCATATAGTCAATGACGATCAATCCAAGATCGGGATTGAGTGATTTAAAACGACGCGCCTTGATGAGTATTTGGCTGGCCTTTACCCCGCTCGTATCGTCGATGAAGATACCGGCTTCCTGCAATGAATTTAATCCCCTGGCCAATTGCTTCCATTGCTCTTCCTGGATTTCGCCGGCATTATTAAATAGCTTTGAATTCAAGCCGGATTCCATGGCTAAGAATTTTCGGATGAGCTGTTCCTTAGTCATTTCCAGGCTGAAAATGAGGGCCTTATTCCCGGCCAACGCCACATTACGGGCGATATTCATGGCAAAGGTAGTTTTGCCCATACTCGGCCTGGCCGCTAGAACAATCATTCCAACCTGTAGCCCTCCGCCGATCCGATCCAAATCCGGGTATCCGGTTGGAACCCCAGTAATCCCATTTTTACCTTTGCTTTCGCCGATTTTGTCGTAAACCTCGAACAATCTGTCCGATACCCGCTCAATGGAATCTTTCTTCCCCTGGTTAAGGATCCGCATGTCCGAAAGCATGGATTTGGAGATGATCTCCGTTGGGTCTTCTTCGTTTACCAGCTGCTTAATAGTCTCTTGGCATTCGGCAATTTTAAGCCGGGCCAGGCTTTTGCTTTTAATAATCCCCGCGTAAATGGGGATGTTTGATAATGTCGGTGTAGTATTCGCCAACTGCAGCAAATACTGTCGACCGCCTATTTTGCCAAGCCGGTTCCCAAATGCTTCTGAGACCGAGATAATGTCGATAGGGATATTTTGCGTCGATAATCGCTGAATGACCTCCCAGATCATCCGATGGGTTTCCCGGTAAAAATCGGCCTCGGTGATAATCAGACTGGTTTCATCGACTGCCTTTTGCCCTAAGAGCAAGCAACTTCCCAATAGTGACTGTTCGGCCTCGATGTTCTGGGGTGGTATGTAACTCATATCGCCTGACCTTCCTTCACAAGATTTTCAAGGGTTTTCTTCGTCCTATCGTTCGGTTCGGACTTGTTTTGTGGTAATCCGGTCTTTCGCATCACTTTTTCAACGACCCAGCTGAGGATCGCCCGATAATCGCTCTCATACTTGCGCTTCTTCGGGTAAGCCCCTTTGTAGTTGTCCAGCTCCTCGATTAAAAGCTTTACGATCGGTTCTCCGTAACGCATGGTCAACTTTTTGTGTTCGCCCTCGGTAAGCCAAACATAATCCGCATACTGGACTTTTTGGTCTATTGCTTTTTCAGCTGTTTCCGGATCTCGATCTTTTCGATCTTTACGATCTTTCGATCTTTCGTTTAACGTAGCCGAACAGGTTTGTACTTGACCGGAAACATCTGAATTCATCTGAATGCAACTGTTTTCAAATGAAAGAATGTTACTTCCTTCGTCATCAGGTGCGGGATATTTACTTTTCAATGCCCGAATGGTTTGATGGGCTTCCCAATTGACGAATTGAAGATATTTCTTGCTGTGATTTTCGTAAATAACGATTAATCCGACTTCGACCAACTTTTTCAGCCATGTCTCAATATCGGGGATACTGATTTGATCCACCTTTAATGGGAAACATTTCGCCCTGACAATCTCGGATCTCGCTTCCATTCGCCCGTAATCTTCGCAGTTGACGATGAGGCGGGTAAATAGCCTTTCTTCCTCGGCCGACAATTGGTCAATGGTGTCACTGGTGCAAATGCTTTCTTTAATCGTTCGATTTGGCATGTCCCCATCCCCGCTTTTTTTTACTGGTTTATGCACTTCGCCGTATTGTTCAAAGCCATCTGTTTCATCAACTCCATGGTTTCCGTGACACACTTATATGGGTCAGCTACAATTTCGGACCCGGTAAACCGGATCACTTCATAGCCGGAAGCCTTCAACCTTCGTTCGCGGCGCCGATCGTACCGGGCTTGTGCTTTGGTCCGCTCATGAAAATCATGACCATCGCACTCGACGATAAGCCTAACAAATTGTCCCGAAATCTGCACGGAGATTAAAAAATCAACTCGATATGTCGTGCTGTTTAGGTGAATTTCATATTGAGGTTCGATTAAAACCATGGCGGAATCTCCAAAGCCTTGCTCGCGTTCCCCGTATAGGAAATACAAAGCAAACAGTTTTTCAATTGGTGATTCGCATTTTTGAAGTTTAGCTTTATAAATCAGCATGTCTCGAAAGAATAGTCCAAGCATATGTTGCTGAATTTCCGGGTCAAAAGTATTAAGCATATCCGTGAATTCCAATTCAACCACTCCTTTCTCAAGATGCTTTAGCCTTTTCCTTAATCTGTCTGACTAAATTCCGTAGTTCCCATTCCGGCCAATAGTGGTTTTCGCCTAATCCTTCTCGGATGAGTTCATGGACCCGCTCAGTATGGCGTTCGAAATTGCTTTTCGCCATCTCGTATTCATCTTTATTTCGCAAGGCGTCCCCCAGGCGTTGCCCAAGGGCTTTGTAAAAACTCTTTGTCTGATTGTACCGTTCCAATTTATAGAGCCGTTCTCGGGCAAGGCCGGAATGGTTTATCCGTTGCCTGGCAAAGATGAGACTTAACAAGGTTGTATAGGGTATTTCTATGTTGCGGGGTTTCGCCGCTTTTAGAGTTGACCATCCGGTTTCGCCCCGAACAATGAGTCCGGCCTCTGGGGGAACCTCTTGTTTCTCAACCATACCGGCTGGGACCGCAAAGTAGAATCTATGGCAATGATCGAGATAGCCGCGCCATTTTCCACTGCGAACGTCGCTCTGAAAATCGGCCCGGGAGATTTTTACCTCATAAATGGATACACAAAACCGGGTATATGAGGGTTTAACCTCTAGAACATCCGCCCGTTGGGTGTTGAACTCCATGGTCACGCTGCCCAGTGGGATGTCTAGAAAGTTGGTTTGCTTGACATTTCCTAAGTCTTCGGCGAGTTCGTTGTGCTTCCAGCTTTTCATTTCTCATATCCCCACTTTTTCACATCGATAAAGCACTTACAATCCGGATTAACACAGGCAAAGACCGGCTTTCCCCTTGGGCTGATTTCGACCTGTTTCATCTCGTGTTGACAGGCTGGGCAGACCATCGTCGTCACCTCCGCTAAAGTTTCATCGGCATCACGACGTTGAAATAGTCATCGTTCCCAGCTTTCAGCAGCGCCGGACGCAATGGATCGCTATAGCTCATCTCAATCTCCTTGGCATCGACGGCTTTCGCAAACTCCAGCAGAAACTTGGTATTGAACCCGCTTACGTAATCCTGTCCAGACTTTTGGACCTCCACTTCTTCCCGGAACTCTCCGCGATCGGATTCCCGGGAGGATATGAACATCCGATCCGCGGTGATTTCGAACTTCGCCGAATCCGATATCAGGCTGGTCCGCTCCAGGGAACGAATGAACTCCCGGCGTTCCATCATCACTTTGCCGGAGGACTCTTTCGGAATCACCTGGCGGTATTTGGGATACTGAGCATTCACCAGTTGGCAGCTAACCGTGAGTCCTTCAGCCATGACGAAAAACTGGTTTGAATCCACCGAGAGCGCGATTTGTCCCCGGATGATCCCCATGAGTTCCTTTAGGGACTTTGCGGACAATAAAAAGGTCAATTCCGGGCCGCCTGATATCGGAACCTCCCGGACGGCCAGCCGGTTAACATCGGTTGCAACGATGGTCAATTTGTCGGCCGTGGTTTCAAACAGGGCCGAGCTGATGAACGGGCGGGGATCGTCGGCGACGGTGGCAAATATGGTTTGTTTGATCGCTGTTTTCAATTCGTCGGCGTTCACGAAGAATTGAGCCCCGCTCGGTTCTTTGAGTTGAATAAATTGGTCGGCCGGGATAACCGGCAGATTAAATTTGGATTTCCCGCTTTTGATCATGGCGCCGGAATCAGTAGTCGCGATCTCCACTTTCCCGGCCGGAAGTTTCCGGACAATATCGGTCAGGATTTTTCCGGAAACCAGAATGCTTCCGGAATCGAGGACTTCAATTTGGGGAACTGACATTTTGATCGCTAACTCCATATTCGTGGCCGAACAAGTGACTTCGGAGCCGGTAGCATCAATCAGGATGCTCTCCAAGATCGGATAGGTCCGGCCCGATGCGGCCCGGGAAACAATGGATAGGACTTCGCTTAGCTCGCCTTGGTTGCAAATCAGTTTCATCGGAATTCCTCCTCACGCTACTTTCTTTTGTTCAGCCATAATCCGGGCGTATTCTTCATGGCGCCATTTGTCTTTGGGGTCGGCAATCAGGAGGGTTGTATACTTATCCTCATCTTGAAAACATTCAAAAATACTGCCGCAACCGTAACATTCAATGGGGCCGTCCGCATTTGCACGATCGGGCCATGCCAGCTCCCCGCAGCATGGGCAGACGATATAATCCTGGTTTTCTGTTTCGATCTTCTCTTCAAACGCGCTCGGATCGTATTGGCAATCAGTTGATTCCGGCGCTTTTTCAAACAGCCAATTGCACCGATCAAACTTTTGGCATTTTTCGCAGGATGGCTCCCACGGTAGAGAGATTGACTGAGTAGGCAACTTCATCAACCAGCTTTCTTTTTGCTCAAAATTACATCAATCATGAATCGTAATCCCATGGCTGTAACCTGGGTTGCTTCTTCAAGCATCTTGTCATAGTCCCGGGTTCTTTCGTTCTTCTTAACCTCATCCCATAGCTCGTCCAACTCTTCGCGGAGGACCGCGTAACCTTCGTGTGCTGAATGAAATGGAGGATTCTTGGATATTGCGTTCAGATACTCTGAAGCGACTTGGTCCAAGGCTTCCGTTAGCGCCTTTGACAATTCTTTGTCTTCAGCCAATCCGGCGATTACCATTCCGGCATTCGGGTTGATGGCGTAAACCTCATATTCTTCACTATTCTTGTAAAATTGCCGAGTAATCTTTTTCAATAAACCAACCTCCTTAGGCGCTCTCTTTCAGCTCGAGCTTTTCTTGATCGCTGAACCAGTCTTTCAGCCCGGCTTCGATCCCGTCAATAGCTTCATGCATTTGCTGGAATCGAGTGTAAAAATGGGTCATGCTTTGCCGGGCTTCAATCTCACTTGTGGGAAGAAAGAATCCCGAATAGGGCCACCCGGGAGATGAGATGACCGGGACCCGTTCTTGCCGGAGCTCATGGATGACCTTACGGACCACTCTTTCTGAAATTCCTACATGCTCAGCAAGCCTCGTCGCTGTATAGGCGTTTTGCCGCCCGTTGCAATTTGCTTTGAGGATATTAAGCACTTTCTTTTTGAGGTCTTCCATAGGCAATCGCCTCCATCTCAATATCTGATTCAACTTGGTTTCCCCAAACGTCCCACTCCGGCCACCGCTGCCGGGCGAAGAGTTCCAAGTATGGGCCGCCAGTTAGTCGTTCGATCCGGCTGTACTGCTCATCCGGCTTCCGGCTATGTTCCCGTACCGGCGCAACGATGGTTTCCGGGACGTTTTCCCAAATAATCTGCGATACGTCCCGATTTGAAATCTTGGGTCTCCCTTTCACTGCCAGAAGGCAGTCCTCCGAGTTGGCCCGGGTGTAGTGTCCAAGGCCCAGCACCAGCTTTCCGCCAGGATAAACCTTGACCCAGTTGAAAGCTTTCGTTTTGTATCTGAATCCCCAGGCTCGAATAACTTCCAATCCTTCTTCAAGACAAGGGGGCGTCACCCAGAGGAAAAGGATACAATTCTCGGCTGCCAGGTTTGAAACTGGCAGCGACTTAATCTGTTCCAAAGTCATCGTGGGATAATGCGATTTCGCGGCGCCGTGGGCCGCGTCGGAATCGTCAAACACTCGATATTGCCACGGCGGATCAACCAAAATTGCAGAGTATTTCATAGCCTTATCCCGCCATTCGGGACCCAATAATATTGGCGATCAAAGATGCGGCTTTCGCGTCCGGTTCCCTGATCTCTCGATTGGAAATGAGTATCACGGCCCCGACTGAGTCGTTGTTACGAATTACCGGAGCGACCAAAAGCGAATAACTCTTTCCCCCTTTTCGGATGGGCGCTTGGAATTGAACGTCTTCCCCGGCCTCGATCGCCTCCAGCACTTCTTTTGAAAGCTCCAGGGAAGCTTCATTTGCAATGTTTGCCGATGAAATGACCCCCATTGAATCCGTTGCAATTACACTCAAACCAGTAACTTCGGCCAGAGATTCAACATATGAATTAATATCCACGATGGATGCTATCGGTGAATATTTCTTAAGGATCACCTTTGCATCGTCATCGACGAATATCTCCAGGGAATCTCCCTCGCGCCAATTGTTCACCTTGCGAATCTCTTTCGGTATAACGACGCGTCCCAACTCATCAACCCGTCTTACAATCCCTGTAGCTTTTAACATGTGGAAACCTCCAGCTATGTATTTCCTGCGCAGGTATGAGCGGAGCGGGGTTTCCCCCGGCCGCGGCTTTCACGCGGACTGTCCCTGGCCCTGCGCTTGCTTAATGGTAATCATGATATTGCCGGATCGCTTGTTCCGATGGGCGATCACTTTTTCGGTGTCACCACTGACGGCAATTTGATCGGCGCCGCCCATAATGGCGTCAATGGCTTGTTTGATCAGCTCTTGATTCACAGATATCACCTCCTTTTCAGCTTGCTTTCTTGCCGCTCAAGAATATCTCGCAGGTTTTCTTAAGCTTCTCATTGTCACCGTTCTTGATATACCATTCAACCCAACTAAGCGGTACCTCACCTACTTTTTGACCCTTATGTTGACCGAACGGAATCACAACCGCCCCAGCTTGATCCGGACTGATCCGGTTTTGACCACTCGCATTCGACGAAGGATGGTTCGAATTACCGGATTGAGCGCGAGAAGGATTTCCCGGTTTATCCGATCCGCCTCCCTCAGTCTTTTGCTGGAAAGCGTCCGGATCGTCCTTGTCGGTCGGGATATTGAAAAATTTGAGCATGAAATACTTCTCCGCATAGGTGAGGGCTTTTCCAACTCCCTTTTCGCCGGCAATGTCGACGCCTTGTCCATACCACGGGCAGCTGATGGTCTCCTTGGGGTCCTCCGCATTGACCCAGGTCATGGTTAGGTCCAACTCGGTAAAGTAAGTGGTGGTTCGTTTATTAACGTGGCCCTCTTTGTCGTAATACTCAACCGTCGATTCGCTGACCTTGTGGCCGGTAACCGTCGGCACCAGCAACAGCTTTAACTCGTCCATTTTGGCTTTGCAGTTGGCTAACACTTGCGAACTACTCACGTAATTGTACTGAGTTCCCTGATTCTCTTTTTTGAGGTATGGTACTTCCTTGCGGACTTCGATGAGCTTTTCGTAGATATTCACGGATATCACTCCTTTCAAAAATCCCGGTGGCAGAGCTCCCAGTAGTCGCAATTATCTTTCGAACACATCATGCTGTTTGGGTTTGGGTAATAGTTGCCGCTCTGGATGGCTTGGATCACTGTCCTGGCGATGTTCCGAAAGCGGGTGATCTCCCGCTCTGTCCGCTTGGATTCAAGGGAGACCACCTTCGGATTCTTCGTTTGGACCAAGTAATCGAGTTTGCAGCCGGCCGGCTCCCGCCCGGTGAAGGCCCGATAGAGCAGATAATAGGCGGTCAGCTGCAGACTCTTGTCCGCTTCACCGGCGGTCGGCGACTTCTTGGACGTCTTAGTGTCGTGGATGAAACCTTCCTGGTCCCCTAAATCGATGATTCCGAGCAAGTCCCATCCCAGTTCGTCATCCAGAGGGATAGTAATCCGTTGCTCAATCAGATCCGGTTGAATGCTTGGCGCGATTTGGCTATGATACATGGCTGCCAGAGCGATCGTTTCTTCCCGGATCTGATCCGGATCTTCTTCCTCGTCCCACTGGGTATCGATTCGCAAATCGTCGAATTCTGCTGCGGTGATTTCCAATACTTCCGCTAATTTAGTGTCCTGGCATGTCTCCTTTTTCTGGCGGAAGTTGTGTTCGATTCCCTTATGGATGGCCTTTCCTTTGGTCAAGAAAGACCGGGCCGGAGTTTTGATCCGGTAAATGTACTTGAACATGTATTGGGCCGGGCAGCGGAGATACATGTTGATCTGAGATACGCTGATATGTGGCCGCGCCGGTTCCTCTGCTATGTCATTTACTGTGACAGGTAATAAGCCGTTCATCTCACGCCACCTTTGCCTCAATAATGTTGCTGGCCTCGTAGTCGGCCGTGAACAACAAAGTCACCAATGGATGCTGGGCGGCAGCGGCTCGGAAAGCGTAACCATTTGGGTAATTGAAATGGATGCTGGGATCAAACGCCGTCATATGCCAACGGATCGCCAGCTTTTCGAAATTTTCTAAACGGATAAAGTCCTGCAATATGCTGACCGACTTTTCGCCGTGGCCCATCGGGAACTGGTCTTTGACCATGAAGACTTCTTTTTCGCGCCAGACGCCGTTCTCTTTGACATTTCGTTTGCCGGTGGTATAGTAGTTTACTTTGCAGAGGTCGTGGCAGAGGCCGCAGATGATTAAGCTTTCTCCGGGGATATTCAAGTTATAGGATTGAACTTTCTGTTTGAGAACGTTATAAACGTTCAAACTATGTTCGGCGAGGCCCCCGGGTACCGCCAAATGATATTCGGTACTGCAAGGAGCGGTGAAAAAGTCGGATTGATATAGGAATGAAATAAGTCTGTCGATCCCTTCGCGGTTAACGCTTTGTAATAGGGCAGTGATTGTCTCTTTGATATTGTTTTCCAATTTGATGTTCCTCCATTTTTTCGATAGTTTTCTGGCGGAAATCCCGACCGGTAATCGGTTCTTCGGACGGCTCGTCTTTGAGTTGAGACCACAAGACCGATTCGCAAGTCATGCCACCCGCCCCGCTTTCCAAACTTCATACCGGTATTCTTCCATTGCGGCCCGTTCGTCGAAATCGGCTTCTTCGCCCTCGGCGCCGCATTCCCGGCAGTAAGCATCTTCGTTATGGACCATATTGATAATTCCGTATTCGATATCCACCGGGGCCGACCACCGGTGATCGCATTTGGTGCAGATAAATCCGATGCGTTTCCGCATTCTCATCCCGCCTTTTTCTTACGCCTTTCGGCGCGGGCTTGGTAGCGTTTCTCCAAATCTTCGCGCCGGCACTTTTCGCAGTAGCCAGTCGCACAAAAAGTGCCGCAGCGGCATGGACGGAAGTTTTTCATGGGGTACACCTCGCTTTACGATACTTTTTCAAAGACGGTCACGACTTGGTTTATATTCCTGCGGCCGGCTTCGGCCTTAATCAAATCTATTGCCATTTCAATCGTGCAGTCTCGAGGTACAGCCAGAACCAAATCCCCTTGTCCAGCGTGGATCACGACCTCGTTATAAAGCGGGGAGTCATTGGAGACTGAAAAGTCTTGTGGTTTATGGATTCTCGCATATATTGCATTTTGTATCTCAGCCAAATTTCTCACCTCCGCTGGTTACCCAGCCTTTTCGATTTTCTGTGTCTTCTCTGGAACTTCTAATTCATAGACTATCCGCAAAACTTTGACCTGAGCTTGTAGATCTGGGTTACATTTGTAGTTAAGACTATAAAGCTCATCCGGTGTCTTTCTAGGCATTGCAGTTCCACCTTTCAAGTGGTAAAATGAAAATGTATTTTCGATTTAGACCGCTATTGCTGTAGCGGTTTTTCTTTTTGTATAGCCCCTTGCCTCGCACTTCCGGTTATGCTCCGCTATCAACTGGCTTACGTCGCACCACCGGCCCAAACTAATCTTTAGCATCTCAATGTTGTGCTCTACGTCGAAGAGTTCTTGGAGGTACATTATGAAGCGGTCCCATTCGTTTTCCGAGAAATCGCCGCGGCCGTTTTTGTTGACCGTCAACGCCAGGAGCTTATCGAACACGGTTTGGAACTCTTCAATCTCCCCTTCCATTTTCGCCAGGACGCTGATAGGGTCGGAATTTACGGCATCCAGGAACTCATAGCAGTATGCCTTCCCGATGGCGCAGACTTCGTTGCAGTAGCGATGGGTAAGTTCTGGACGGCTATAGAGCCGGGACATAGCTAACGCCACTTCGGGCGAAGGGGTGTTGGCGCCGGTTTCATAATTCCAGAGTGTCCTGTCGTCGATCCCGAGGGCATCGGCAGCGCGTTCAATGCTCAACCTGGGTCTTACTTCCATTCTCGCTTCTCGATACATGATTTCACCTCGCTTTCCGTAAATCGTTTCATGGCATTTTGCAGCGAAAAGGCTTATTCTTAGATCATCAGGCGTTTACTCAAACAAGGTTCTCATCAAACCCCATTCCCCGTTTCTCTTTCCCCTCACCCGGCTTTTGGTGTATACCCATGGGCCGGGTTTTCCCCAATATCGCGTATTCCAAACAATAAAGCCAGTTTGTGTTTTTTCAAGAGATACCGATTCCCGTTCTTGTCGTAACAATCTTCAGGGATCTCTTTTTCGTAAATCATTTTCATGATTCGAGCTCTTGATGTTCTGCGCCATACTGCGACTTCAGCCGGTTTCATGAAATCAGGAAGGTTTTCGAATTTCGGAACCACCTTCGATGCCTCGGCAATAACCATCCTCGTAACGTCTTCTTGCGATAGCCCTTTCGGTTTGTTCTTTGACCCCTTCGGCCTGGGCAACTTTTACACCTCACTTTCTTCCCCTGGTCATTTAAGCGGCCGGCTGCGGGGCATTGATAGGGACGACCTTCGGAAACAGTTTGATGATGCGGCCTTCTCGTCTTACGTCAAACGGATTCTTCTCACTACGTTTCACGCCGCTTCCCTCCTTTCTTTGAATGGCAAACCTTATTTCACGTCATGCTGCTGAATCTTCTAATTCCCCCAAAAGGTAAGAAGTGGTTGTCCCCAACGCGCCGGCGATTTTTAGTAAAGTATCACTGCTTGGAATGTTTTGCTTGGTTTCGATCCTACTTATCACCGGTTGTGGAACCCGCGCTCTTTCAGCTAATTCAGCTTGAGTCCAGCCGTTAAAATTTCTAAGTGATTTAACACGCTGCGCTAATATTTCTTTCAAGGTTTTCACCTACCTCATACGTCCTTCAATTGAAATTTTATACACATTAGTATTAAATGTCAATACGTTTATGTATAACAATCTTGAATTTTTTTATGCTATAATACTTTTAAGTATAAATTTGGAGTAATCATGAATATTGGACAACGGATCAAACAATTAAGAGAACAACAAAATATGAGCGTTAGCGCTTTGGCTAAATTAGCAGGAATTTCCCAGCCTAATTTATGGCGAATTGAAAACGAAGGGCAACAACCCACTTTTGACATCCTTGAGCGAATTATCAACGCTTTGGGTATGACGCTTTCTGACTTTTTCAAAGACAATTCTCCTTCTCTGGAACCTGATTTGCGACGGTTACTGCAAGCTGCTGAAAAACTTACGCCGGAGCAGCGGGAACTATTGCAAAGATTTCTAGATGCCATACTTGATGAGAAAGGAGTCGGCCGAGAATGACTATTTTCGGCATTGATTTCAATAATTTTGCTACACCCCTCGCCATAACAGCGGCTCTTGTCGTTATAATAGGGATGACTATTTATTCTTTTTTTAATTATCTAAAAAAGCAATCTGAGCTTGCACGCATCAATCGTGAATTAACCGGTCAAATAACCAAGCTTTCGAATGATCTTGGGAAAACCCGGGAAGCCTATGAGCGAATAGTAAATGCTCTCGACCTTTCTCAGCAGCAGGTCATATTCTTACAACAATTGTTATCAAGTTTTCAAAAATGCCTTGATAATACCGGCGAACGCCAAAAATAATACAAGGATACAAGCGACAATGATCATCCTCCTAATAAAGCTTTTTCCTGTTTCATTCCGTTCAAGCCATAAAATAAAATTAATGCAAGTAAGTCCATAAAGATAAAGCAATACTAAATTTAAAATTTTCATGAGAATCTCTCTTTCCGAAAGGAGTTTTAATTATGGAGTTCTATAACGAAAATTTCCGCGTAGTACGTATATTGGATGAGTTTACTGTTGTACTTAATGGTGGATATGACCAGGGCATTAAGCAAGGCGATTTATTTCAAATCTTTGTCCCCGGTGAAACAATTACCGATCCAGAAGACCCCGAAAAAAAGCTTGGAACATTGGATACCATTAAAGCTACTATTGTGGCAACACAGGTTTCTCCATCAATAACAATTTGTAAAAATACTGAAAAACCGAACATTAGCTTTCCAATAGGGCCAGAAGCTCAAAAAATGATATCCTTTCTTTCTTCAGCTTTTTCGATTTCAGAGAGACCAATGCGCGTAGACCCAACTCAGATACAAACAGCCTCCTTTTCCGACGAACCGATTAAAATTGGCGACCAGGTTAGGAAACTTCCCAAAGAGAAAAACTAGAGATTACCTCTATAGGCTCAAATCCTTCCTTTTCTTCTCTCGGCTCCAGGATGTTGACGATGCTTTTATCCTCCGGTTTAACTGTGGAGCCATTTCACCCCTCGGTGCCGGTTGAGGGAAGCTTATTCAAAAATTTGTTTACAAAATATACCTGCCCTTTTCCGGTAATTTTAGGAGTTCGGGTGATTCTAGAGCTTCCATCTGGATTGTTGATAGTAACCTTTTTGATCTCCATTAATTCCAATTCCATTGAATATTGAGTTGGAAGGTTATAGTTCTCTCCGGCTTTACAAAGATATCCTTCTTCACGAAGCCATTCGAAAAGTCGGTTCTGACCAATCTCAATGCCGTTTTGCTTGAGAATCTTTGCAAGCTCTCCAACTAGGACGGAACTTTTACTGGTTGTAACCGCATCGGCGAAAAGAACCTTGGATTTTTGATCTTCGATTTTTTCTTCAAGCTCGATCCGCTTTTGGCGTTCCTGCTTCAAATCAGTCGCCAGTCGAATGATGGTATCTGGATTAAGTAAAACCTCTTCAATCTTGGCTGGGGTAAGATAGGCGCCGTGCTTTCGAATGGATGGGATTACTTCACTTGCAACCCAATCGGTAAAGCGTTCTGCTTCGGGTTTGCGACTGGTGAAGACCAACTTGTATACTCCGGCTTCGGAAATTACGTTTAATACTTGGGTTCCGCCAAGGGTCTCAATACTACTGACCCCCTTCATGGAATTGTTCAGCCGTTGAAGCGCCATGGTCGGATTGCCGATTTCCAATATGTCGCAAACATCCTTAGCCACGAACCAAGGTTCCCCGTTCCGTTCTACTACCCTGACTTTAAAGTTATCTTTTTGAAAAATCTGTAATTTGTTCACCTTATCACCCCTAACTTGCTTTTTCGATTTCCCCCAGCAGATAAGAAGTGGTTGTCCCTAAAGATAATGCGATTTTTGAAAGACTATCGCCGCGCGGGATGCGTTTTGCAGACTCAATATCGCTGATTGTAGATTGAGGAACTCCGGCAGCTTTGGCCAAATTCATTTGCGACCACCTTTTTTGAACCCTAAGCGTTTGAACTCGCTTTGCTAACAATTCTCTCATCACAAACCTCCTTTATCAATTTTTAGATTGTTAGCAATCGTTTTTCTGATTAAATACTATCAAAATATCAATTACTAGTCAATCTGTTTTTTGATAAATACTTAAGATTATTTTGTGTTACAATCAGTTTATCGATAACCACGAGGTGCCGAAATGGAATTAGGTCCAAAAATTAAAGCCTTGCGCGAACAATCCGGGATGAGCATGAATGCGTTGGCGCGTCTTTCCGGGGTGGCTCAATCTAGCTTGAGCGGCATCGAATCTGGAAAACAATATCCTACGTTTGATAATTTGGAGCGAATCATTAAAGCGCTTGGCTTGACACTTTCAGATTTTTTCTCCGAAGAAAAGCCCGATTATTCTCCAGAAATCCAAAAGCTCTTAGTGTCCGTCCAAACTTTACCCCCTGCATATATTGACAAAGTAACCGATTTTGCCTTGCTAATGCACTCTATGCTTGATTTGCCACAACTGGAAAAAGATTTAAAGCAATCAGAGTGAATCTGAACCAATTTACTGGCGACATCATTTCACCCCTCGGTGCCGGTTGGGGGAAGCTCATTAACACTCTTTTGGTTGCAAAAGTTACCGCTTTGGATAAAAAAAATATCATCAAAATCGGCGTTCAAAGTTTCGCAAATTTTTCTAGCTATGGTTGGTCCACAAGGCTCGCCTTTAAAAAGATTAACAATCGTAACATGCGAAATTGAAGCCGCCTTAGCCAAGCCTCGCTGAGTAAATCCTTTCTTGGCCATTAATTCACGCAATTTTTCTGTATCAGCAATTCGAATATTAGCGTAGCTTTTCATAATCTCTCACCTCCGGTAACAAAAGTTTCCGTTCGCTTATGTTTCCATTATAACCTCTAACGGTTACAAGTGCAACCTCTTTTTGTACAAAAATTAATCATTTTTGGTTACAAAAACAAGCACTTGTTTTAAGATAAAAATAGGTGATTAAGTTGAATGAAATCGATATCAAAGAATTTGGCGAATATCTTAAAACTTTACGTGAAAGCCGCAAATTAAGTATTCGCCAAACATGTACATATGCAGGTATTTCTCATTCCTATCTGTCTCAACTTGAAAATGGAAGAAGAGGGATTCCTAAACCTGCTATTTTACAAAAATTGGCACCAGTTTACAAGGTGTCCTATGAAGATATGATGGTGAAAGCTGGTTATGCTCACAAAGGTTTTTTTGAAATCGATGAGAACGGTTTGGCACATCTCAATCTCGGAGAATTTTTGCCTCCCGATGTACTTGAATTAGCCCGGAATTTAAGGGGATTACCTCTTAATACATTGGAATTGGCTCGAAAAATAAATCAACTTACTCCGGATCAACAAAAGATAATTGAAGCGATGGTCGAACAGCTTTTGAGCAAGGAAGGCGAACGGTAAGAACAAGCTCAGGATGGGCCGGGGTACATGATAGGCATCTTAAAAAACGGCCCGAAAGGTCGTTTTTGTTTTGGTAACGAATTAAAATAGAGAGGCATTTTTATAAATATAATAAGGAGGTTTTATCATAATGAAAACTAGACTATTTACTATTTTACTTCTTATTTTCCTAATATCTTTTTGCCCTGTTTTTGCAGACACTAACGAAGATATGGCATACTATAAAACGCTTATTGGACAAAAGGTCATATTTCTAGATTTCCCGGATTATAAATATTTTGATAATATAAATTCGAATCAAAAGCTAAAGGACGTTGACTTTTCGCGAAAAATTGCAACCATTACAAATATCGAAAAGGCAACATTTGAAAAATCAAGGTTTTATAGTGTTGGTTATATAGTGGAATTCACTTTCAATGACAATACAAAAATCTATTCCAATATATTTTTTAAAAAAATCGATAATGTTGGATTTATCTCCGAAATGGAGAATGCTCAAAAATACATAGGAAAAACTGTATGGAATGAATATTTCAATAAATACACAGTTGAAAATATCAAATGGGGGCGATATGATCATAGTCCATTAGTTTTTGTACTCAAAACCTCTGCTGGTCGTACAATAGAATGGTCTGGCTCATATAGTACGCTTAACGATCAAACAAACTCGTATGTTTTTTCTAATAACTGGAGCTTTGTTGATCCCCGGGGCCCAACTGAAGAAGATAAAGCAAAGGCTACTGAAATAATTTCGTTTTTAAGATCACAAGAACCTTTATTATTGACTAACCTTGATAATGATGACGCATATTATGTTACAATTATTCCTTCTTCAATTGTGTATTTAACTCCTGGTGACAGTCGGTTTGATTTCTTAGAAAAAAATCACGACGACTTTATCCCTGTTAAATATAAAAAGCGATATCCGTTTGTCCTTAAAGCCAAGGATCTCTGGTCAAATAAAGAATTAATTTTTTATACGGCATTCTCTGAAGATAGCCTAGATTTTAATTTATATGATGGAAAATACACTTATTATATATCGAAAATAAAGCCTACTATTGAAGACAAAGTCAAGGCAAATGAGTTGATTTCCTCTTTGAGTGCTCAAAAACCAATGATAATTACAAACTCGAATAATGAAGCCTATTATATTACCATTATATCATCTTCTATTGAATATTTAGTTATTAGTGATTACCGCTACGGATTCTTGCAAAAAAAGCATAAAAACTTCGTCTCGACGAAGTATACAAAATGTTATCCTTTTGTTCTAAAAGCTAAAGATATTTGGTCCAATAAAGAAATGGTATTTTATACGTCATTTTATGAAAATGGTCGATTCTTTAATTTATTTGATGTAAACGATACTTATCATATTTCAAAAACAAATCCGGCACTAAAAGAAAATCTTCGTGATTATTATATGACAGTAAATGACGCCTCTGCTTGCCCATTGAAAATCCTAGCTTATCGAATTTATATTGATGAATATGATACTGTGTGTACCGATCTCGTAGTAAAAAATACTTCTTCAAAGGGAATCGCTGCCTTTACAGGCACATTTCTTATGTATGATAAAATGGGACATGCAGTAACATGGGGCGGCGGAGATAATGCTTTCAACTTTCTATATGAGGATGATAGCATCCCGCCTAAATCTGCATCACTAAATCTTGGTTCCTGGGAGCTTCGGCTTTATGAAAACACATATCAAATTAAACCATATATTCGAGAAATTAAGTTTACTGATGGAAGTATGTGGCCGCAGCAAAGTAAAAAGAAGAAATGATACTTAGTATATAGGAGCCTACATCATGGCAGTCGCAGAAAAAAACGGCAATTGGTATATTGTGCAAAGCATTCCGACCACGCTTCCTGATGGTCGAAAAAAATATCCCCAAAAGTGGATCCCCATCAGTGCTACCGATCGAGAATCAGCAGACAAGATGGAGCAAGAATATCTTGACAACAAGAAAAAGGGGTTGGATATTGACCCCAACCGGACCGTTTTAGACTTATTTAAGCTTTGGATTGAACAACGTTCCGGAGGCGCCAAACCCCTGAAAAAAGGAACAATCATTTGGTATTCAAGTATGTTCTATGAATTCATTAATCCAGAAATCGGAAACCAAAAGGCAGTCGAAGTCACTATTACCGAACTTGACGATGTGATAAGCGCTTGTGCCAAAAAGGGCAATAAAGATACCACTTTACGCGGCGTATATGCAACAATGAGCGCCATGTTTGGATGGGCAAAGAGAAAAAAGAAACTCAAAGAGAATCCCATGGAATTCGTCGATGAGCCAGCGGTTGCCGAGCGTGAGTATACTCTTTTAGAAAAAGAGGACATTCCAAAACTTTTAAAGGGTGTTCTACAAGAATCGAAATTTGACAATCAATATAGAAGTAATCAACGAAAAATGTATCATAACATGTTTTTGTTAGAATTAACCACAGCGATTCGAATTGATGAATTATGCGCAATTCGGGATATTGACATCGATTTTAAAAAGAAAGTCCTCCACGTTAGGCAGCAAGTTGAAAAAGCGGGCTCAAATCCAGAATTTGGACCTCCAAAGAATAAAAAGTCACGAGATATTCCTTTAGGCGATATAGTTGTTGAGCAATTAAAAAAAGAAATCGAATACAGAAACTTCAAAAGAGAATCCGCTAAAGAAGATGGCAAACCATGGTATGAACATGGATTAATTTTTACATTGGCCAATGGCAATCCGGTTCACGCTAAAAATCTCAACACCAGAACCCTAAAAAAGGCTTTGAAAAAGGCTGAGTTGCCCAAGATGAAATTTCATGAACTTCGACATTCGGTTTTAACCTTGCTGGCCGATGCCAACGAAGACCCCAACGCCATCTGCGATATGGCTGGACATAGTGATTATAATTTTATGAAAAAGAAATATATCCATACCAATCGGAAAGTACAGGCTCAAAGAAGCGCTTCTAAAAAGCTTGAGGAAATGGTGTTTGAACAAGAAGAACCTGCTAAATCCGAAGAAAATAAAATATAG